GTTGCCATTTTTCTCCTATTATCAGGCTACGATTGTAGCGTATTCCCATGTCAAAGTCGTGCTTAAAGTATTCCAACGCTCACCTACTGGAACTGTGTTCCAGCGCATTGCCACCTGACTAAAGGATACGGGCGACAAATTGATGGTCAAAAATAATTGGTTATAGCTGCTGTTCCATGACCAACCCTCAACATAACCTTCAAATTCTCCACCAGAAATCTGAGTTGGCAAATTAGTGATGTTAAGAGGCTGACCCATAAAAATGCCTAATAAAGCATCCCTATCGGCATCATCGATTTCATCATTCGTTATTGGAAAGGTGATCGTGTCAAATATCGGCTGAGGGAAGGCTCGCTGAGCTATATACCGATCAGCAACTTCTTGGGCATTTGTAGCATCATGAATTGAACTGTTTATTGTTTCAGCCCTATAACCATAAGTTGCAATTGATGTCGCACTTGATGCTGTTTTTTGAGATCCAAAATTGTTGCCATAATTGATGTATATATCATTTCTAATATCACCTGATTTTGTAGCAGTTTTTAATCCTTTACCAATTGCATGATGTCCAGTTAATTCGACATATCCATTTGCTGCCAGATAAGTTTGACGATGGTCAGCATCCGCATATCCAATGTTTCCTTGATTATCCTCATACAAATAACCAAAAGCGGATTTTGCTATCTGTGATGCAATGTTGTAAATGGTATCTGGGCTTGCTGCTCGGTTTTCCATTTCATACAATCCGGGCTGATCGATTTCGCCAAGCCCAATGTTTTCAGCATTTGCCCAAGTTATCGTTGGATCATAAGCAGCCCATGTTTCAGCTGCCGATACTTCATTCCAAGTATTTAATAAAGCCGATGAAAGCAAGGTATAAATTTGATTGCCATCAAAATCTTTGCTTAATATATCATTGTAAACTTCTTTAGTTAATCGAGATAATGCACCAAGCGCAATAATTGTGTATCTAATTTCAGTAGCCTTTGCGCCTGTTTCGCCAACCTCAACAATTAAATCCGTAATGTTGCCACCAAATAAACTTACATAAGTATTGGTTGAATCTTTTATTTGTAATGAAATGCCATCATTCACATCAAAATCATAAGTTTGACCATTTAAGGCAAGAATTGAGCATTGCAAATAAGAGGCTGTTGGTTGGCTGTAAATATCTCGCCGGCCAGCATTATGGCTAACATTGGCAATTGTTACATTTGTGTAATCAACTCCATTAACTGTCAATTTCCATGATGGAGTGAAAACTGTCATTGAAACGGAAGGAGTATTGCTCCCCCACCCCTAGCCTGTGATTGTTGGATTTGATCTACAATTTGGCGTGCTGTGCTTTCAGGATCAATTGCACCATTAACTGTAATATTAATTGGTGATCCTTGATTAGAACTAGATCCTCCGGGAACTGTATATCCAACATTTCCAAGCACGGCAGTAGGTGAAGTTACTTGACTGGCAACCTTTTCTAATGCTGCAAACTGATCTAATAATTTGTTGAATTGTTTTGTGGCTTGTTTATTGGTCAATTGATTTGTTTCAATTGCAAAATCTAATTCCTCAAAACCTGTGATAATTTTGTCTAATTCGCTGTTAAGTTTTTGCACGCTTCCAATAACGGCAATTTCAGCAGCAGATGCACCACCGCCACCGCCAGTACCACCAATACCGCCAAATCCTCCACCACCACCAAATCCTCCACCACCACCTAAACCAGCAAAACCACCTCCAGCTGAAACGCCTCCACCACTATTTTCTGAAAAACTGCCTCCACCGCCCCCGCCTGTGCCAATTTTGTTTAACAATCCAACATTGGATTTAGTAACAAAGTTGTAGGCTCGGATTGTGGTATTAATTGCATCAATAATAAAATTGACTATTGGAGTAATTGCACCAACTATGCTTCCAAATACATCAATAATTTTGGCTGTAACTGATGAAGCTAAATCAAAGAATTTACTAAATACTGTGCCAATAATTGGCAACACATAGTTTTGTAATATGTCAATAAATTCTTGAAAATTCTCTTTGTTTCGATCAATTGCCCCTTGGACTTTTTCCCAACCCTCTTGGAATTTCTCAACAATAGGTGCGCCATAAGTGAATATGTAACCAATTAACTTTTCAATGATTGGAAGTAAAGCCACACCAACAGCTTCTTTAGCTTCTTGGAATCCAATTCTTAAACGATCAATTCGACCCTGAAATGTTTCAGCATTTCTTGAAGCTGCCCCACCATAAAGATCGCTTAGTTTTTCTGTTTCGCCTCTAAAATCTAATTGCTTAGCCTCGGCCTTAGTTAAACCAATTCCTAATTTGACTAATGCTGTATCTTGTCCGCCATAGGCTCGGCTCAATGCTTCGGTTACGCTGGCAAGGTCTTTACCAGTTCCTTTTGAAATATCAATTGCAAGATTTAACAAATCTTGTGATTTTTTAACATCGCCTGTGGCAACGCTTAAACGCTGTAATGCTGGCCTTAGATCATCATCGGAAACGCCAACAGCTAATGAGGTTTTAGATATATATTCCTCAGTTGCCTTTATTTGGGCATCAGTAGCCCCTGTGGCGGTCTTTAAGGCACTTGCCAACCTTAACTGTGCAGCTTCATCCTCAATTGCCGCTTTGACCCCATCAACGGCTAATTTGGTGGCATACGCACCAGCAGCGGCCGCAGCAGCAGCAAATGCCAATCCTGCCTTTTTGCTAAAGTCGCCTAACTTATCGCCAAATGTTTGAACTTGTTTCTCGCTCTTATTCATGCCATCAACAAATTGCTTTGTTTCAGCTAGAATTTCGAGCTTAAGGGTGCGCCAATCTTGTGCCATTAGTTATCCCACACTTTTACCACATTGTTCATTTCATTTGTCCATCTTTGAGTTAATTCAGGCTGAACTTCGCGAAGGGTCGGATATATGAACCAACCTCTTGATCCTCGACCATAACGCCCTGACCAAGTTGGAAATTGTTTGTAATTCTTTGAGCCAAATTCCAATCCTCGCCATAAGATTTGGGTAGTTGCCCCACCACTAAAACGCTGACCTGCGAACCCATAAGACAAACGACCAGTCTTTGATGATCTTGAAACAGACGCACCATCGACAACTTTTCTGACTGCCTTACCAGATTTTTCTCGTTGATAACCTGCTTTAGTGATTTCAGTTTTCGCATAGTTAGCCAGATCATAACTGACAGTCTTAGCTTTAGAAATGGCATCATCACCCATGAGAGAAAATGCTTTAGCAAGTTGGCGCAATTCCTTTTGGGAATACGCGCTGACTGCTTCACTTGCCATTCCTTTTCTCCAATACTTCGATCGCTGTTAAAATATCTGCTGCATCTTTCCATTCGCTCATTGGAATTTGTGTGGCAATTGCCAATTCAACTAATAAGCGACTTATGCTTCCTGCTGGGTGGCTTTTGGGTTCACATCACCGACTATGACATCTGTGACTGTTTCCATCCATACATCATAGGCTTTGACTGGCTTTCCAGCCGCTTCGCGCTTGTGTGCATGGTAAGCGAGAAACATAAGATCAGAAATACCCATTTTCTCTTGTGCTTGTGCAATGGTGTTTCCTGTCTTTTGTTCCCATTTTGCCCACTCAGGCGGTTGGGCTACATAAGTGGCTTGCTCGCCTGAGCTGTATTCAATTGTGATTGGTAGTTTCATTTTTTGCTCCCGATTCTATTTTTAACTAAATGATTCTGCTGGCACACCAATAACTTGGAATGTCAAAGAAACTGTTTGTGCATCTGGTGCTGTTCCACCTGCTGATGGCCATGATGGTAGCACTTGGAATGTAAATGTTGCGCCTGATGCAGCTGTGAATACTGTGCTGATTCCGGTATTTGGTGCTGATTCTGCTGCGCCCCATAGAATCTCACAAAGAGATCCTGCTGCGCCCCAGTCAGCTAGCATTTCAACGGCTAGCGTGAAATTGTTGTCAATAACTTTGTAGGATTTTCCATCAAGTGTTTCGTAAGTAACTCGATTTACTTCTCCAGTCAGAGTTGCGCTTGTTGCTTGTGCGTCGAAAGTGTTACCACCGATGGTGAAGGTAACATCCCGACCAGTAATTACTGTGGTAGCCATTTCGCTCCTTTAGGTTGTTTGTGTGTAATAGGTTGAAACATTTATATCAGAAATCAACATTGTTGATGCTCCGACTTGTGTAACTGTTGGTCTTTCAACCGATCCGACAATATATCCCGAAGGAATGACTGCCAGAATGCTCATGATTAGCTGCTCAATGTTATCAAGCGATGCTGGGTTGCTGTTATATGCAACGATTGCTGTGATTGTCATATTGACTTTACAGCGCACTTGTGATTTACCAATTGTTTCAATTTCAAGATATGGTGAATCCGGAACGCAAACCACAGCTGGTGGATAAACTGACTCCGGAACAAAACTATAAACATTTCCTGCAACACCAGCTAAAGCGGTTGCTAAAGGTTGGCGAACAGAGGAAAGGATTGTTGATGCTGGCATTTATTGAGCCATGCTTTCAACATCAATGTATGGGCCTAACAAACCCACACAGCGATTGAATAAACTGCGGCCCATGCGGAACGGAGTTGCTGTGAAATCTACTCCTTCGATTTGTCCGCCGGCTGCGATTCTTGATTGGAAAATTTCGACTGAAACGGCAAAGATTGCTGATCGAACAGGTTGGTTTCCAACATAAGTTGATGCGCCAGATAAGGTAGCAGTTCCGGATGGGATGACATTAGCTTCGAGTATATCGGCATTAGTGATCGATGCTGAAAAGGTATATTGTCCAAGATTGTCTGCCAAGACTGTTCGCGTGCCATTGTATGGGCTTCCGCATCCTGCGATGACGACTGATTGTCCTTCGGTGAATTCATGGATTCCTAGTGTAGTAAAAGTAGCGACATTATCTGTCAAAGAAGTTTGTGCAACTGGGCTTTTGAATGTAACTAACATTGGAAGGATCACGCCCTCGGCTGCATCAATTATGCCTTCCAAATATGCGTCATTATACAAGGATGATGACACGCCAATTATTGCTCTCAACTCACTAGCTGTGATAATGCTTGGCATGTCATCTCCTTATTACTCCCATTTATAGCTGCCTACCAGCGGGAGCACCAGTAGGCATTAAGTTACTTACTTATTAGGTAAGGTTAAAGCGACGAACTCCACCAGCAACAACTGTCTTAACAGCCATGTAGCCGTAA